AAATCTGGCATTTATGCCTCATTACCGACATTTGAGGAAAAGAAAGTGATGGGCATTTACCCAAGTCACAGTGGGGTTCGTGGAATTTATCCCATTATAGGCTCAGACAATGACGTGTTCTTTTATCCTGAGCTTTTGCATTTGGGTGTTGCCCCTTGGGCTGATGAAAAACCTCACGAAACGTTTGGTGGCGACCTTATATTTGGTATGGTTGGACCTGGTGAGGAAACCAGCGATGGTAGTAAAACTTCAATGGGATTGGGTAAAGAAGTGGCTAAGAGTATGATACATGCTTACATTCCACCCCCTCTCATAAAGGAAGCCTCATCTCGTCTGTTGAGTCATTATATCGACATTACTTCCGCCATCCTGAATGACAAGAACTTTCCCCACGACCACATGATCAAGCTCCTCCACGCAACTGTGGATGAACAGTTCACTGGGATCGTGGATAAAGATGGCGAGGTTATAATGCCAAAGATGGACCATGCTAGTTCATGGGGTTCGAACAACAAGCCTATGACGGGCTCCAACAAGAGGGATGTTTATGAGATAACTGAAGATCGCGAACTCATGATTCTTGAAGGGGCTGAGGCCGCATGGGAGGCTTTTACTGCTGCTCTTTATTGTTTAACTTGTGGGGTGTTGCCTGAAAACCAAGTTATGACCTGTTTTACCAAACGAGAATGCTACCCAGTAACAGGACCATCTGAGAAGTTCATTTATTCTAGTCATCCTGACGCCTTGTCTTTTTATTCGTCTGTTATTGGCCCAGATAAAGCTCGGGCTCTTTTGGCGTGCAAGCCTTTTGAGGATCAAAAGATTAGAAATATCTTTCATTCAGTTGATGGCTTGAAAGTTAAGGTGAAATCCCGGCTTGTATCCAATCTACCTGGAAGTATTAATGTTGGGTTTCGTATGTTTTTCTTGCCAGTGTCGTACTTACTCATGCGCTTTCCGATTGAGTTTGACATGGTGGCTGGTTTGGACATGGGTTCCTGTCACTTCGAG